TTGAAAGATTTCCAAATCAACGGCAAGAAAATCAGTAAAAAAGTTCTGAATCTGCATCTAAGCAAGGCCATTGAAATTGTGAACGCAATGAATGGAGAAGGCGAAGATAAAGTTGAATAAAAGAAATAAAGGACGAACGTAAACCTCGCGAATATGAGAGTAAGAGATCTAAAAAAGAAAAGCAGTAACCGCATTGATACAAGCTATTTACAAAATCTAGGAATTCAAGCCTACGGACAGGACAACCTATATCCGCAGACATTAAAGAATATCATTGCTGCAAGCTCTACTGCATCTGAATGCTCAGACCGTTTCGCTGACTTCATTGAAGGAAACGGATTCCGTGAGGTTGCTTTTTCCAAATATGTAGTCAATCGAAAAGGTGACACATTGGATGATGTGCACATGTTACTATGTAAAGACATGTCCGAACTCAATGGAATAGCAATCCATGTTAACTACAATGTTTTCTGTGAGATAGTGGAGATGCAGCACGTACCATTTGAAAATTGCCGTCTGACAGAAGAAGATGAAAACGGTTATGTGGCAAAAATAGCAGTACATCCAGACTGGAGCGGAAAGAAGACACGTAAAGGGAAAGCTCTGCAGGTCAAGAAAGAAAACATCGACTATATAGATGTTTTTAACCCTCAAAAAGATGTTATACTGGCTCAAATAGAAGCAGCCGGAGGCATTGAATACTACAAAGGTCAAATCCTATGGGTGTCAATGGCCGGGAAAAATACTTATCCAGTCGGAAAAGGTGACCGGGTAGCTACAGAGATGAGTACCGATGAAGGTCTGTCCAATGTCAAGTACAGAAATGTACGAAATAATTTCTTCCCTGGCGCTATGATATTCACCAAAAAGGGATCGAACATAACCTTTGACGAAGAAGGCAACGAAGTGAAAGATACAGACGATGATGACAGTTTCTCAAATACACTCATCCAGTTGCAAGGTGATACGAATGCAGCAAAGATCATGGAAGTTACTTTAGAAAACGATGAGGAAAAGCCTGAAATAGTAAATATGAACTCACAAAATTACGACAAAGAATTTACCGTTACTGACGCAAGTGTGGTTGAACGTATTTATTCAGCTTATGGCCAAGAGCCATGGTATTGCATCCGTATTGGTAAAGTCGGATTCTCAGGCGATATTTTGGAAGATGCTTTCGAGTATTACAATTCTATCGTAAGCAAGCAACAGCGCTTAATAGAGCGTACCTTTAGCCGTATATTCAGCTATTGGTATGAGGTAGTCAACCCCTCTAATGATTATAGTGTTGAACCATTAAAGTATGTACGAAATGCAGCAGTATCTAATAACAACAGATGAGGTATCGGCTTTGTCTCGCGGAATGTCTGTACATCTCGATCCTGACAAGATAGAAACCTACATCCGTGAGTCGGAGAATATCTACATCAAATCAGCGTTGGGAGACGAACTGTTCCTTGACGTGAAAAAAAATCCTGAAAAATACCAGCTACTGCTTGACGGAGGTACTTATGAAACTAAATGTAAAAAGAAGATAATCATCACTGGACTTCGCGTAGCTTTGGCTTATTATACCTATGCCTGTATTGTCAAAAATGGAGATGGAAATGTATCCCGTTTCGGCTTCGTGAACAAGGAAGGTGAATATAGCAGTCATACAGTATTCAAGGAAAAGATGATGGTGTATAGCGATGCATGTAGTATAGCTGACCGCTACCTGAAAGAATGCGTGCTTTACCTAAAAGAATGCGGTATGCCACTTTATAACGGTGAAGGGAAATTAAAATCTAATAGAACTGTTTTTCGTGTAATAGGAGAATGAGCGATTCTGTTGACATATTAAAGAAACTGGCTCTTCAAGTAAGAAACGCATCTGTAGAAGGAGAGAATACAGCTGAAAGAATTGGGCGCATATTTATCGGGATTCTAGAAAACATGGATAATTCTGATATAGAAAAGCTCACCAAATACTTTTTACGCAAAGATAAAGAAGACACTGCCAATGAGCTGATCACGTTCCTGAAAGGTTTTTTGGTTGGTAAGAATGGTAGTGGAATTACTGTATTGGAAGATGGTACCTCTCAAGCCGTTGTTGACCGGCTTTATGTGAAGATTAAGGCTGTCTTTGATGAACTTGAAGTGAAAAAGAAAACGCATGTTGGTGGTGAACAGATCATATCTCCGGCCGGAATGAAGTGTGTCAGGGTGGAGGAACTTGATGAGAGCTACCACTGTTTCTTTTTGTCGGAAGTCGATGGAGTGACAATCAATAACGAATTTACAGTCGGTACATTAGCATTAGCCCAAGAATTTAACATTAAAGAAGGAACATCTCACAATGTATCCAACCGCTACTACTGGCGCGAGGTGACAGGTGTAGGAACTGACTATATTGACTTGAACAAAACTAATGCCGATAAGGACAGTGATATCCCGGTTGCCGGTGATGATATTATTGGTTTGGGACACTTGACGGATATCACCCGTCAGGCAGCTATAATCCTTTCTTCTGTTAATGAAACTTCCCCTTCCATTACTTTCTATCAAGGTATCAATACCTTTTCTTTGGTTGGCAAAGAAGTTATCGGGCTGGGCTTTGACAAGTCCACCGGACACGCCTATATCAATGTGTATGGTGATGCCTATATCGGTGCCAAGGATGAGAGCACTTACATCCGTTATACACAAAAAGGCGGTGTTGATATCAAGGGTATGTTCCATATCGAGCAGGGTTCCACCGGATGGCGTAACATGGAAGGTCTGCCGGATGAGATACAGGCGGCTGCCGATTTGGCCCAAAAGGCTCAGGATGCGATAGACAATGCGGCTGTCGGAAGTGTCAATCTGTTGCGTAATTCCGGGTTTACGGGAGATTATGAGACAGAGGACCTGTCTGCCGCTACCGAGCTATCGGCGGATACCGAACTTTTTAGCAAGCAACTGGAATATTGGACGGGAGTGGCTACCGTATCTGCGGACAGTGATGCCGGCTCCGGGTACTCTGCCGCAATCGGTAGTTTGTCCCAGTCCGTATCATTGATTAAAGGAGAAAGTTATGTTATCAGTTATAAAGCAAAGGGTACGTCTGTGTCTGTTTCGTGCGGTTCTTTCAGTGTTTCTCAACCTCTCACATCCTCTTATCAGAGATATACCCATAAGATCACCTTCAATGGCAGTGGTATATTTCTTATCAGTGGTACCGCAACCGTTTGTGATCTTCAGCTAGAGCGTGGGACCATCGCTACTGACTGGAAGCCTTCAATTCTTGACAATGACAAGGCAACAGCCGGTTTCCAGTCAATCAATTATATCGCCAGCGCGATTAAGGATGGTTCTGTGGACATCCTTGGCGGTTTGATATTGGCCAATATGATCCAGTTAGGCAACTACAAGGATGGCAAGATGCAGAAGGTCACCGCCGGAGTTAGCGGCATATACAATGACGATGATGATGTGGCATTTTGGGCAGGTGGCACGTTACAACAGGCTATATTGACCGTGATGAGGTTTCGTAATGATCCGAATTATCAACCCACCGATGAAGAATGGGCGAATATGGCGAACTTCGTTGCCACTCATGGTGGCGATACGTTCCTGCGCGGCTATATTTATGCCTTAGGTGGTAAGTTCAGAGGTGTGGTTGAAGCCTTGGGCGGATTTTTCCGCGGAAAAGTAGAAACATCTGTTGACGGGAAACGCATTGTCATTGATCCGGATAAAAATACTCTTGAAATGTACACGACTGAAGGACATGCCACCTTGATATTAAGGTTCGACACATCATCGGACGGATGGGAATATGGTGATTTGATTTTGCGGAAATATGCAGGGGACCAATTGATACTAGAAACGACTGTATATCCGGAACGTATCAGAATACAGAATCATGTGGAAAATACGGATATCATTCTTAATCCCAATAACGTATCCTTCTATGGTTCTAAAGGCGAAACGCTGTTAGTCGGAATGAAACCGGTATATAATGGAGTGGGTGTGTATAAGCATGTGGCCAATATTGATTGCAGTAATTGGCCGGGGAAAGATGATGTTTCGTCAGGTCAGGTATATGTGGAATATGAGACAGTAGAAGGAGTCGTGACAAACGGGACTTTAAAAGTAAAGAAGTGATATGGAACTGAATAGTATTAACAAGACAGGTACTTGGAGTGAGGCGGCAGACCGTCTTAACAACAACTTTAGCAAGACTTCTACCGAACTAGAAAAGGTCAAGCAGAACGGTATCCGCAACAAGGGATTATTTTCTACTCTTAAATTGCTGGAAGAGGCTGTTCCATCTCCTGTTGTAGGTGACTGGGCTGTTGTGGGGGATACCATACCGGGCCCTATATATGAATGCAAGATAAAGGGGAAATGGAGTCCTACAGGCATGACAGGAGGTGGCGGAAGTGTTGACTTGAACGGATACCTGACAGCCGAGGAGATAGACGATGTAACATCAATATTATAAGAGTTATGATAAGAATTAATTATCAGTCCGATTTTAAAATCATAGAGAAGAGCCTGAATGGAGATATAAATACTCCCTTCCGGTTTACTTACCGCACAGTCCTGTCGGGGTGTGTTGTTGCGGAGTTTGACGGGCACGGGTACAAGAACTGCCGCAGGCTTGATGATGGTGGTCTGCTGGTCATTTTTGGCAGGCATGGACTACGTCCCGGTGCTCTGTCGGTCAAACGCGAATACTATCTTTCCGATGCTGATTTTGCCGATGGCATCTGCAATCTTGTATCGGTGGAGAATACAGGTGTTATCCTCGTTGCCGGAAAGACGGATGAGAGCACGGCGGAGATCATGTCCTATCCGGATTATGCCGCATACAATGCGGTGCAGAGCGTCCCTCTGTCAGAGAGGGAGTATGATGATGTACTGAGTGATTTTATACCTCCTCTGCCACCGGAAGAGAAATAATGATTTAATAGTTAAATAAATAGTTACATAAAATAATGATAGCTTAAGTTCCCCCGGAACTTAGGCTAATAACAGGAGATATTATGGTAAAAATGCATAAACTGACCAAGGGTGGACAAACCATATTCCCGGCTACCATCTATGATGCGGTGGTCAACCCCAATACACGAAAAAGTCTGACTACGGAACTTTCAGAGTTAGAAAATGAGGAAATTTATTTAAAGACACAAATAGAAGGCTCTATAGATAAAGATCTTATAACAGAAAATACAGTATGGATAGATGGCACATGGGATTGGGAAACAAATTCGTCTGCGGGTAATAGTATTCAAAAACAAAATTATAAGCATACCAAATTGACAGATGTAGGATATTACGATACTCTAAAAATGTCAGGACTATCAGAAAAAGTAGACGCTTCTGATATTTTCCCTTCAATTAGTATTTATAGTGG